ATGGAAATGCCCAACACGCCCACCGTCAAAACCGCCCCCAAGGCGCCCAACTACGAGACCGACGCGCCTCGGGGCATGTGGTATGAGATGCGCGAGGGGCGCGAGCAACCTTTCATCGCACGCTGGCGTGTGGCCGGAAAAAAGGACTCCCGTGCCTTCGCCTCCGCAAAAGAGCGGGGCGACTTTGCCAGGGAGTGGCTTGATCGCCGGAAAAAATATGGCACGGAAGCAACTTCCGTTTCCCCTCGTGACATCGAGGTCTGGCGTGAGTTCGGGCGACTTACCGGCGGCGCCAATCCGCTGGACGTCGCCCAATTCTGGCTGCGGATGCGCGGCATCGTGGACGGAAAGCTGACCGTGGAGGATGCGATCTCAAAATTCATGGTAGCGGAAAAGGCTCGTGAGTTGGCGGCTAGCGCCATGTCGCATCAGGCTTTGCATTTCCGGCGCTTTGCCGCGTCTTTCGGCAGTCAACCTCTTTACAAAATAACCCATGAGGTTATTTCCGAATGGTTAGGGGGCATGACTGATCCGAAGAGTGGTAAGCCAATGGGTCCGCTCACCCGGCGGCATCACAGGAAGAGTGTCCATAAATTGTTTGCTTATGCGTGTTCGGCCAGGTGGCTGGACCATAATCCCTGTGATGCCGTGCCGGTCCCGGCGTCTAATGATGATGAGGTAAATATTCTCACGGTTGATCAGGTACGGGAGTTGTTCGCCGCCAATGGCCGTGCTTTGTGTCTCGGCCGTCTGGCTTTGGAGGCTTTCGCCGGAATCCGGTATTCGAGCGCGGCCCGCATCCATTTTGCCGATGTCGATCAGAAGGAACAGGGGGTTATTTTCCCGGCAAAGAAGCACAAGACGGGACGCCGGCATTACGTGGACGGGTTCCCTCCGAATCTTTGGGCGTGGCTGAAGGTGGCGCCGGAGGAGGGCTGGGAAATGTCGGCGCGGATGTACCTGGACGCCAAGCGCCGGGCTTTTGAAAGGGCGGGCCTGAAGCCGGAGATTCCGGCCGGACGGAAGCCGACGCCGGAAGAGAGGGCACAACTGGATGCAATGCACAACGTGCTGCGGCATTCGTTCGCCACCTACCATCTGGCGGCGTTCAAGGACGCGGCAAAGACAGCGGTGTTGCTGACGCACCGCAATCCGACGATGCTTTACCAGTTCTACAAGGGCCGGGCCAGCGAGGCGGCAGGCAAGGATTACTTCAGGATCATGCCGGCGGCGGGGTGATGTCCGGATTCAGCGTGTAGTAGCCGTAGCTGACTTTCAGCACGCCGAGTTTTTTCATGGTGTTGATCCAGCGCTGAGTGGTCTTTTCGGTCGGGGTCTTGTCCGGAGTGCGCCGGGCGTCCTGCAGGGCCTCGACCAATTCTTTCCACTGTTTGCGCTCGCCGGGCTGCAACACGGATTCGGCGAGATCGATCCACTCGGCGAGCTTGTCGTCGGCACGGACGGTGGACGAGGAGTCGAGCAACGCGTGCATTTTGAGATCGTCGTCCCAACGGAAGCGGATGGCGTCTTTTTTGAAGATCGGGGCACCGCGCTGGCGGTTGCTCCAGACGAGCGTGACCTCGTCTTCCTTTTCCATGAGCAGGTTGGTCTGCGCCTTCCGGATAAAATTCTTGCCAAGGTGACCGCGTGCCGTGCTGTCGGCTTTCTCGCCTTCGTTCCGGTGGATCACGCAGATAATGGGGCAGTCGTGGTGGATGGCGAGGCGGTGAAGCTCGGCGACAACCTGGCCGCACTCTTCGGGGTCGTTGACGTCGTTCACGAGATCCGCAACGCCGTCGATGATCACGGCGTGAATGCCTTCGCACTCGAGGCTGGCGTCCTCCATCTTGACTGCAACGGCGCGGCGGGCGTCGGCTGTAGTGAAGCCCGCAATACCGTGGGCATACACCCAGGCAGGGACATCCTGCATGTCGGCGCGGCGGCGGGCGCGGTCAACGCCGTGCCAGAAGTCGTAAGGGGCCTGTTCGGTGTCGAGGTAGATGAACGCCTTGCCGTGTTCGTTGCGTCCGGTGATGCCGAGTGCGTCAATGTGGTCGGACAGGGTCATTGCCGCCGCCATTGCGGCCTGCATGAAGGCGGATTTGCCCACCTTGGCCTGAGCGAGAATGGTGGTCAGGTTTCCGGGGGTGCAGATGATGGTTTCTCCGAGCCGGAAGACGGGTCGCAGTGGCGGGGGCGGCTTGGTCAGGTCGAAGGCGCATTCGCGTAGTAGTCGCCTGATGCGGTCTTCTGCGGACTCGGGGGGTGTCCCGCCCGGCTGTGCGCCGGGCGGGTTGTCCTGGGTAGCGCCTCCGTTCTTCGGTGCGGAGGAAGGTCGTGGCGTGCCGTAGCCCTGGCGGGCAAGCTCCCTGCCAGCGGCAGAGTAGTCGCCGCCAAATGACAGCATGGCGAGGACGGCAAAGGGAGTGTAGGATTCCTCGGGGTTGAACGGAGTGCTGGAGGAAAAGACCTTCAGCACTCCGTTGCCGTTGTGGTTCCAGGTGGCACTGTGCCCGCCCTTGGTTTTGCCGGGACGGCGCCAGTATTCACCGCCCATGTGCGTCCAGCCAGCTGAGGCAAGCAGTTCAGGGACCATTGCGATGCCGGGGCCGGTGTTGAAGTCCACCCCGGGCTTGATGTCGCCGGCGGGGCGAGGGAGAGGGTTTGCCGGGGGCGGTTTTGGCGCGGCCGGCGGGGGGTCGGGCGGCGGCGGCGTGTGGTGGGGCAAGGGCCTGGCGTCGGGGTTGTGGGCAAGGTCGGGGTCGTGCGAGACGAAGCACATGCGGCAGACATCCTTCCCGCTCGGGTCGGGCGTCAGGTTGTATTTTGCTGACAGATACGCTTCCATGTCCGCCCATGCGGCGGCGTGCTCCCCTGCCCTGTCGTGCCGGAAGACAGCCTTCACGCCGGTTGCGGAGGGACTGAGGAAGGCGGCGTAAATGTGGTCGTCAAAGGCGAGCGTGTCGCGGGTCTGCGCGGGGTTGTCGAGGCCGTCGAGATCCGCGACAATCAGTCCGCTCGGAGCGATCAGGCCGGCGATGGCGCGGCGGGAGAACGTGCCGCTCCAGAGGATGGCGGGCAACCGGCGCTTGCGGGCGTCGCCGGACTTGCCGGCGGACAGCGCAGCCCGAATCCCGGCGACGGCGTCAGCATACTTGCCGTCGCGTATCGACGCGACGGCGTCGGACGCCGTGACGGGCTGGCAGGCTGTCGCGGTTGCCGACGCGACGAGGGAGACTTCGGGAGGGGGTGTCACTTGGTAATGACGATGGCTGCGGGACCAACGAACCACGGCTGTTTAATTGAGAGCACGGGGAGCTTGAGAAGTTCTAACGGTATGGTTTCCATTGTATTTTAAAATCTGATATACGAACTCCCTTTCTCAGAATCGCGTGTTCGCCAAGCGCGCGTGAGTCACGAGCCACTCGGCCATTTCGCGACAAGTCTCCGCGCGAAGAGAGCGCGGCATGTATTGCCACAGTCGTTTGTCTCCGCCCTGGCCGCGAAGCGTGAGCGGGAAGTGGACTTCGGCCGGCGCGATGTGCGCGAAGCAAAGCCACGTGCGTTTTTGCGTGCCGAGGTGGCCGGCCCACCACGATTGCAGCACCTCGATCGACCACAGGCCGGCGCGAGATTCACCAGGCAGCGGAAGCCCGCAGTGTGAGAACAAGCGCGAGTGCGCAGGATGCTCCAGCACGCCGCCGCATTTGCGCAGCCACTCGACGCAGAGCGGGCCGAGGTCTTTCTCGCCAGGCAGCGGCTTCGCTTGGTGCGCCGTGAATGCGGACCACGAGCGGCACGGCGGATGCACCACGACCGGCATCCCGCCGGCGAAGGTCCGCACATCGCGGTCGATGTCGTAGCATTCCACGCCGGGCATATATCGATATTGCGTGCGGCGAGCACAGCAAAGCACAGCCACCGGAGGCGAACCAGACGCCAGAGCGCAACGACCCCGGCTGTCCGTTTTCGACGGCTTTGCTGCGAGCGTGAGCACTAAGTGTTCTGCGGGGTCGTGGCTCATCTTAGGTGTTAGCCTCGGCCATTGCAGCGTCGATGGCAGCGCGAGGGGAACTACCACCATAGGTCATGCACTGGAGGTCATTGAGATTGCCGTGAAAACGACGAACGGTCCAGATGGCGGGGCCATCTCCGCACCCATTGTCGGTGAAAATATCACTACCCGTTTTCTCCAGCCAGTCCAGTCGGGCGGCATCGGGATGTGTATCGGGAATCGGGTAGGCAAAATCGGGCTTCCCCATGTGGATCGGCGTTCCGACTCCATCGCGCCAAGCCTTCTTTCTCATGAGAGACTGGAGCTTCCGGTCAATGACCTTGATGGCTGCTTGTCCCTGCCTGGTTCGCATTTGTGCGGAGGCCAGAGCGCAATTTCGGACGATTAATAGAGCTTCGAGCATGTTCATTTTTGTATCCTTTTTTCTATTACACGGCTAACCATGCGTCTCCGGTGAGGCTTCGCCCACCGGGCCGGTGGTGTTGAGCGAACGAAAAACCAAGGGGTTGATGTCGTTAAGGGTTGCGAGCAGTGTCTCCGCAGGGGTGCGCAGGGTCCATTCCTCGCTCTCGCGCTCGCATGACATGTTTACCATGCAGCGCGGTCTCTCCGGTGTGGAATCGACATGGGCCTTGACCGACATAATTCGACGGGAGTCGATCCAGAACGGGAATCCATCCCATCCTGTAACGCGAATAAAGGGTGATTGCGGGATCATGATATATACTGCCTTTGATAAACGTGTGACATCATGGACAGGCTATCGAAGTCACTGCCCCATTTGCCGGCGTAGTCGGCGTTGCCGTCGTACATTTCCTCGGGCAAGGCGCACAAGGCTTTGTCGTCGTATTTGAAACGCCACCGCTGTAGAATTTCCTCCCCCTTCTTCTTCGTTGCGGCGCATGACGAAAGTGTTTTCCCGTTCGGAAGTGACATCCTGACATGATACGAATGGTAGATTGTGCCGTCTTTGTTCTTCACACGACGCGGGAACACACGGCCCTTTTCCCAAACGCTCTTGATCTTGCATGCACCGATTTTTCCATGATGTTTGCACAGGAGTCGTTGATGTGTGCTCCATGTAATTTTGATTAAATTACATGTTCGGCAGTCGAACATGTTGCCGTTGCGAAAATGCACAACGTGCAGATCAGTTGCCATTGTGAGGAGCCGATGCAGATAGATGCGGCGCGTAGTTCTTTTTCGGATGCTATTTCCGGGGATGTCCATCTTGACACAGATTCCTTTGTCGCCGTCAGAAAACCATTTGAAGCGGCTCACGAACCCTTCGTCGCAAGCGTCGATCTTGGCTGTCGTTCCGTCTGCCAGCGTGATTTTTGTCCATGCTTGGGCGATCATGACGAAACCTTCCCTTCGGATAGCGAAACAAGCTCTTTGTATCCGTCTTTCAGTGCCGATTCGGCCTGATAAGCGGCAATCAGCGTAGTGATGTCGGCGGCCGTGCCGGAATCCTGTCCGCAGGTTTCGCGCAACACATCGGCAGTTGCGCGCAAGCGGTCGATGGCGGGCCGGATTTCTGGATTGTTCATCGTGGATGGGGGGGGGGGGGGGGGATCATGACGCGAGTGTGGCTTGGATGAGTTTGATGGTATCGAATTTCAGCAGGGTGTCGGGCGTGCAGCGGAGCACGCGCCATCCCATCGCGGCGGCGGTGTTGTATTTTTCCACGTCGCCGAGAAATCCTTTTCCCCTCGTGTGTCGCCCGCCGGTCCAGACGCCGCCCTCGACCTCGAGGGCGACCCTGTATCGCGGCCAGGCGTAGTCGAAGCGCCAGCGGCGGGTTTCGTGGAATTTGTGTTCGGCAACGGCGGGAATGCCGGCTTTTGAAAACAGTTGTAGTGCTATTGCGGATGCGCTCATTGCATGGACTCAGGCAGGCGGTTGCGGGGGAACCAGATGACGATGCCGATCATGTCGGGCTTGGTGTCAGTGTAGGCGGCTCTTGCCAGTTGGGACGCCTTGCTCTGTTCGGTAAAGAAGGTGATCCGGCCGATATCTTTTTGGAGTGAAACGTTTATTAGTGACCGGAGGAGGGTCTGACATTGGATGTTTTCGTCTCCTATGTGCTGGATGAGTTCCGACATTTTCATGATGTTGTGCTGACGAGTTGTTTTTCTTTTTTTCCCCATTTCGCATCGAGGAAGGCGGTCGCCTCCTCAAAGGTGGCGGTGGCGGGGCGGGGATGGCCCATGTGGATGAGCCACCGGAGTTGTTTTGGTGTCGCCAGTCCGTGGATACGGCGGGCGGAAAGGCGGTCGAAAATCTGCGAGGCTAGGCCCTTGCTGGTGATGGTTTCGGGCGCAAAGCCCATCTTCTCCAGCGCCGCAAGTTGGCCCTTGGTCGGGGCCAGCATTTCCCAGCCAAGGGTTGGCTCGTAACCAGCAAGTGCGTCGTCTCCGATGGACAGGGCGAACTCGATGGCATCGACCGTCCGGGCTTTTTTCTTGGCCGCTTCGGCGAGCTTTTCGCGCATCCGCTTTTCCCGGTCGGCGACGCCGCGGGCGGCGGCGTCGAAAAGGTCGATTTGCTCACCCTCGGCAAGGTGCGTTTCGATGTCGGCGGCTTCCTCGGCGGTGCGAGCGATCAGGCGCGAGGGGCGGATGAGACCAAGGCCGGTCTCGGACAGGTAGAGCGGGTCAAGCAAGAGGAGATCCGACTTGCCGGGATGGATACGGGTGCCGCGCCCGACCATCTGAGAATAGAGAACAAAGGATTTTGTCGGGCGGAAGATGCTGACGCAATCGACGTCGGGTTGATCCCAGCCGGTTGTGAGGAGGCTGGCGTTGCTGATGATGTCGTAATCCCGGCGGGCAAAGGCATCAAGTCCGGCGCGGTCGTCGCCATCCACATGGACGGCTCGCAGGCCGATAGATTTGCAGGCGGCGACAAAGTTGCGGCTGGTTTCGCGGAGGGGGAGGAATGCGACAGTGCGGCGCTCGCGGGCGTGCTCGGCGACGATGCGGGCCAGTGTATCAATGTGCGGGTCGAGCGCGGCACCAAGATCAGTGTCGGCGAAGTCACCTTTCACCGTCCGGATTTTAGTGAAGTCGATTGCCGGCGCCGGGACTGACTTGATTGTGATGCGGGAGAGCCAGCCTTCGTTGATGAGACGGATCAGCCCGGCGTCGCAGTCAGCAATGGTCTGATAGTAGCTGCCGAGTTGCTGCTTGTCCGACCGGAACGGCGTGGCGGTAATGCCGATGACCTGCGCGGCGGTGAAGTGAGAAAGAACGGATTGGGCCTGTGCGCCGAGGGTGTTGCGGTGGGCTTCGTCCACGATGATCAGGGCGAAATAATTGGCAGGCCAGCCTTTGAGGCGGCGGGCGATACTCTGAGTAGTTGCCACGACGATACGGTCTCCAAGCTGTGCATGGCTGTCGGCCATCTCGACGGCGGCACGCTCGCCGGTCCAGTTGGTGAGACTTTTTGCTGCCTGCCAGACCAACTGTTTGGCGTCGGCCAAAAAGAGGACAGGACCGAGTGCGAGGCTGAGGCGGGCAAGCTCGCCGGCCATGACGGTCTTGCCCGCGCCCGTCGCGGCCACGCCCAGGACGCGGTCAAACTCGACCAGCGAGGCGAGGGCCGCGCTGACGAATTCGGACTGGTAGGGGCGCAACTGGCGCGCCGCTACCGTCTGGACGGGAAACATGTCTGCCTGGGTGGACATCAGAGCCAGTCGGGTTTTTCGATGATGGCGGGACGGCCGACCTTGACGGGCATAAGGACGCCGAGGAAAGCCGGTTCAGCCGGAATGCCGATCATGTAGCAGGCGGGATTGTCATCGTCGTCTTTCAGCTGGCCGTATCCGGTAATGATCAGGGACGATGACTGCGGATGAAGAATCGTGGCTGCACGACAGAAATCACCCAACAGGTACGCGCCAAGGGATATACTGGCGCGGGGTGTGAGACTGCGCCCGAACGCGTCAAGCGACTGGCTCCATTTCGGAAATTTCGGGTAATCCTTTTTCTGTTCGATGTCCTCGGCCGAATAGGTAATACCGTCAGACATTGCGAGCGAGACGGTCTCCCCGTCGAGTGTGACGATAGCGTTTTCATCGATCCGCCACGGGTTGGGCTGGTCTTCGTCCAGGTCGTAGGCGAGTGCCTCGAAGGCGCGCCCCTTGACGGTGATGTCGGCTTCGCGGATGAGTTTCGCCGGAATGGTAAAGGCCCGAAACTCGGGCAGGCTGTCGTCAACCTGGTGAAGGATCGTAGCCAGACGGCGGCCATCGGTAGCGACAAGGATGATACGTTTTGCGTCGCGGCGTTCGACATGGACGCCGCACAGGACATAGCGGGTTTCGTCCTGACTGGCGAAGAGTACGGCGGCGCGGAGTTTGGCGAATGGAATGGTGAATGAGATCATGGTAATGATGCCGGGGATACCGCCCCGGCTCGGGTTGTGGTTTCAGAACGGGCAGCTTCCGCCGGCGGAAGCTGCGGCAGGCGGGGATTGCGTGGGACGGGCCGGGCGCGGCGCGGTGCCGGTCGTGCGGGCGAGCATTTTTGCACGGCGCGTCATGTCGCGGAGGAACGCCGACTGGTTGCTGATCGGGTTTGGAGCCTTCATGCCGCCGCCCTCGGTATTGACCCACCGGACCTTGAGGCGCGGTTTGCCGTCCTGACCTGCCTCGAACTCGGTAACGATGGAGCAACGCTTGCCGTCCACCTGGCCGGTGAGCGTGTCAAAATTGTCATCGAACCCGAATACCTCGCGCATGACTTCGAGTGTGCGCTCGAAGGCTTTTTCCGAGAGATAGAGCCAGCCGGTAATTGTCTGCTGATCGTCGGTCGTGAACGTGATCTGGATAAATGGCGTGCCGGTACTCGACTCGCCGAATTGCGTATTGGATGCGGTGACCGCAAAGCGGCCCTCTTCTTGTAGTGCTTTCATGGATTAGCGGATGATGGTTTTGACGTCCTCGAAAATGCGGAGGCCGGGGATGGATTGGGTTTTCTTGAGGGCGGCGCGGATGGCCGTCTTGTCGGGGATCAAGGTCACGAGGTCGGGGCGGGCGGCGAACAGGGCGTTGATATCGACCAGTTCCCACGCCCACGTGCGTTTGACGGCAGTGCCCTCGATTTTCGGCACGACGGCGGCGACTTCCTGCCGAGCGACGGAAATTGCCTCTGCCGCCTGCTGTTCGGCCTGGATAGCCTCGGGCGAATCCACGCCGTGGGCGGCCTGCTTGGCGGCGATGTCGGCGGCGGCTTCGCGGGCGATGCGGGCAGCCTCTTCGCGGGCTTCGCGCTCTTCGCGGGCGGCTTTGTCGCGCTGGGCTTGCTGGTACGCTCCGAGAATGCGGGAGAGGCGGTCCTTTTCGGTCAGGAGGGGGGCAGCGTAGGTTTTCGCGGTGTCCTGAATCTTGAATACGAGTTCGTCAATGGGCGCCTTGATCGACTTGCGGGCGGTCTCGCACTCGGCAAGGCGGGCGGTGATGTCCCGCAAGACGGCGGTGGCGTTTTCGGCGTCGAGTTCGTCAACGATTTGGGCGATGCGCGAGGATTCTACGATGAGCTTATTGCGCTGCTCAATCGCCTCGAATGTGAGGCTGGGCTCTTCGTAAGTGATGCCGGGAATGTCGATGATTTTCATGGTATTTTTCTGGATACGCGGGGGCGCGTGTGCGCCCCCGCTGGTTGGTGTTGGTCAGGGGGCAGAGATGCCGACGCCCCGCGCGAAGGGGGCCGGGCGGGCCTTGATCTTGTCGCAGTTTTCCGGCGAGAGGTCGGCAAAGGTCTGGCCGGGACTGATCCACTTCCAGTCGATCAGCTTCGCGTTGATGCTGGTGGCGTTGGCCTGCAGCCAGGGGAGCAAATTCCCCCACGGATAGGAGGGCGCGGCCGGCGTGGCCGGGGCCGGATCGGCGGGCGGGTTGTTGCGCTTGGCGTTTTCCTCTTCGCAACGCTGGATGATCTTCGCGGCCTGCTCTTCGGTAAGCAGGTCGAGCGCGGTCTCCTTGTAGTACTCGAGCGCCTTCGCAATGATCTCGATGCACCAGGTGACCTTGTTGTGTGCCTGGAGCTTGGCGAGTTGCGCGGGGGTGATGAGGCCGGGCAGATCCTCGCCCTTCGCCGGCGTGGTAGTCGCCGGCGGCGGTTCCTGGCGGGCGGGGGCAGTGACCTTGCCGGCGAAGATGGGCAACAGGTGCGCGGCGTCGGCGGTGAGGACGGGGTCGAGTCCGAAGCGGTTTTTGGCGATCCATGCCGCAGACGGCGAGGTAAACAAAACGCGCTCGTCGCCACCGACTCCGCGCATGCGGCCATCTTTGCCTTTCTGGACCTGCACGTCGTAGTTCAGAAAGAGGATCATCGACGCCCACTCCTTGAGCCGTTCGGAATTTTTCGGGTCGAGCTTGAGAGAAAAAGTGTCGTAGGCGGCGGGCTGGCCGGGGAGCGCAATCTTCTGCGTGACACTGTGGGCGAGGATAACGACGTGCATTCCGGTGGTGGCGATGGCGTCGAGGTCGGCAAGGAAGCGGGACCATGCTTCGCGGAGGTATGTCCAGCCCTTGCCGTATCCGACATCCTCGATGTTTTTTACCTTTTGCGCGGCGAGGGTCTCTTCGGTGATGAGGGTTTCGACCCAGTCGCCAGTGTCGATAACGAGGGTTTCAAAACCCTGCCGGTCCTTGCGGATTTCCGCGATGGTGGAGCGGAGTCCGGCGGCGGTGGAGACCTGCACGCGGGCGAGGTCGAGCTGCGCGGTGCCGTCCTCCGCGTCGATGAAGAGCGGCTTGGGCAGGCCGGCGCCAAGCGTCGTCTTGCCGACGCCGGGGGGGCCGTAGATCACGGCCTTGATGGGCTTTTTCTGAATGCCCTTGGTGATTTTAAGTGCCATTTTTGTAGTGGGTTGATGATTACGGTTTGAGTGGTTACTGCCCGGCCTTGTTGTCGTCGGGGTCGGACAGATCGTCGCCGTCCGCATCGCAGCCGACCACGCCGCTGCGGTTGGCGCGGGGCTTGCGCTTCGGCTTCTCCGGCTCGGGGAAGGCGGGGACGATCTCGCGCTTGCGGAGTTCAGCAATCACGGCGGCGCTGCCGGGGCGGGGGCGCTCGGTCAGCCAGCCGAGGAACAGGGCGGCGCCAATGTCCGGCAGGCCCTCAAGGAGGTCGTTGATACCTTCCTCGATATTTTCGGACGACGTATCCACCGTGCCGAATATGTAGTAGATGCCGTGAAGGAGCTTGGCGAACTCGGCACACTGGTCGTCAGTGAACAGGGCGGACGCAAATGCATCCGTGTTTTCGTATTCAGGCCACGGTTCAACCGGGATCTCGGCGGGGGCGGGCTCCGGATCGGCAACCGGGGCCGCGTCCGGGGCCGCGTCCGGCGCCGGGACCTCGGCGAGGGTTTTCAGGCCACGGTCACGGAGGGCGCGGGCCAGCAAGCGGGAGCCGGGACGGGGCTGCTCCTCGAGCCAGGCGAGGAATTCAGCCTTCTCGACGGGGTTTTTCGTGAGGAGGGCGTCGATCTGTTCGGCGATGAGGTCGCCGGTCACGGAAAACACGCGGTGGAGCCAGCTGGCGAACTCGTAGCAGCGGGGCGTGGAAAATGCTTCGGACGTGTAGTGCTCGCGGAACCTCTTCGACTTCACGCCCGGGGCGGAACCGGTGGGCGGGGGCAGGTCCGTGGGGAGTTGCGCGGGCGCATCCGGGTCGGGCGTGGTGGCCTTCGCAACGGCCTGCTGCGCCGCTTCGGCGTCGATGGTCGCCATGACGTGCTGCGAGTCGTTCCCGTCCATGATTTCGACGGTCACGTCCTCGCTGGTGTCCGCTCGGCGAAGGGTCTTTTTCCCCTTGGTGGGGATGTCGTAATGCCAGATGCAGAGCGTGTCGCGCATTTCGTAGCCGCATTTCTGCTTCTCGGCGGCGAGGTCACAAGCAGTATCAAGAGCTTCGATACGTGCCTTGTATGTTTTTTTGATGCCATCCAGCTCATCCTCGAGCTGGTGCATCTTGAACCTGTCGTCGGCGGACTGCTTGCCGATTTCAAGTAATTCCGTGTGCGTGAGGTTCACGCGACACGGACGAATAACTTCGTTGTATTTTAGTGGCATGGTGGTGGGTGGGTTGGGAAAATCAGAGTCGGCCGTCGGCCATGAGACGGAGGCGTTCACGCTTTTCGCGGCGCTGTATGGTTCTTACGGATACTCCCGCTTTCCGCGCCTGCTGACGGCGGGAGAGCTTGCGCGTCATCAGGGCCAGCATGGGGGCCTCGAGCCGCGCCAGTGTGGCGCGGATTTCGCGTAGTTCGTGGCCGATGTCGGCGGGCGGTTCGGTGTGCATGGGCAAAGCAGTAGCTGGCGGGCGGGCGCCCGGTGGTTTTTGTAGTGGCGATCAGTTGAGAGGGTTAGCGGCGGTCAAACGGCGGCGGAAACTGGATGGTGCCGTAGTGCGGGCGAGGCTGGCGGCGGTTGAGCCACCAGTTGGCGGCGAATCCACCGATGATGCTGCCGGCGAGGCCGGAGAGAAAAAGGATGAGGTCGGGTGTCATGTCAGGAGTCCGGAGTTGTGCTGCCGATGATAGCCCGTGCTCTGCTAGCAATGCAGCGGAGAGCATGGCATCGCTCTTTCTTGGCGTACCAGGACGCGGGGAACTCATCTACGAGCTTGCAGATGTTCTCGGCTAGCAACCTGATGTCAGTGTTACGTCGTGCCTGTCGGCGGGCGTTGGCAAGCTGGGTGGACAGCCTTTGGGCGATTTCCCTCAGCATCTCGTCGGGGAACGGCTTCCCGCCGTCGATAATGGCAGCGCAGCCGAGCCGCCCATCGGCATCGGTGTCCTCATAGAAGACGACACTGAGCTGCTGTTCCCGGTCCATGTTACCATGCTGGCAACGAAGAGCCATGAGCCAGTTTTCTCCCGGCAGGATCGACCTGTGTTCTTCCCACTTCGGCGTGTAGCCGGGGATCATGTGATAGTATCCAATTTTCATGCTTTATATGAGGTTCCAGTCGGACTCTTCGGAAAGGGGGATGCGGTAGGGGCGGGTGTGGGGTTTGAGCGTCTTGACCGACCTGGCCTTGATCCGCTCGTAAACGTACTTCGGGCTGTTCCCGATCACTGCCGCGAACTCTTTGACCGTGAAAAAACCCCGTGTGTGGCCGGCCTGCCGGGCAAAGGCGGCGTCGGTGGCGTCGGCGGGCATCCGGGGGATGACCTCGAGCTTGTCGGCCACCCGACGCAGGAGTTGGCGGTCGGCTTCGGTCATGCGGCGGATCGGGCGGCAAGCTCGGCACGGATGGCGGGGATGAGTGAGGCGATAGGTGACTTGCGTTTGCCCTGCACGACACGCAGGGCGTGCTCATAAGTCACCTCGGCACGGGCGGCGAGAATCTTGGCTTCGGGCCACCGGGGGGGGCGTCCTATCCGCTGGCGGGCAAGGGCCTGGGCGGAAATCCGGCGGGACTTTCTGACCTTGCCCGCAGATGAACGGTGTTTTTGATTACTTCCTGATTTCATTCTGAACGTCAGAAAAAAGGATTCAGAAGGAATCACAAGTATTTTTTACAGATCAATGTATAACCCGATGAACTACAGTGAATTACTACCTAAAATTATTTCAGCAAAGGATTCAAAAGGAATCACTGAGCGCGAAATTGCGGCGGCCATTGGTGTATCCCAAGGGTCGGTAAATAAGTGGCTGGCAGGCAGGGAACCGCGCCCGAAGGCGCTCCGGAAGCTACTGTCTCTTCTGGGCATCAGCGAGATTGCCGGAACGAAAGACAACGATGTCTCTGTAATGGCGGAACGGATACGCTGGCTTGAGTTGCAATTAGCTGAGGCGCGTTTGCAGTTGGCCAAGGCTGAATCGCAGGCGGCAAGTTGGGAGAAGCAGGCACAAGGCCTTTTGGCTGCGGGGTTCACTGGGGCGCGGCCCGCTGCTTTTTCGCCTGCCCGCTCTGGTCAGCCAGCCGGAATTAGTGGGCAGGGGCGGAAGGGGGTGGGGGTATGAGCTTCTTTGTTTACTTCGGTGTTTGTGTGATTTTAATGCTTATACTGACGATCAGAAATGTGTTCCGCTATCGTTCATTACTCTGCTGTCCGCGAATTTCAATGTATGGTGGCGCGTTTGCGATTACGTTGTGGCTGGCGGCGTCTGCATATGCATTCGCAATATTTTTTATATGGGAGTCCCTTGTTATTATAATTGGCTCTTGGGCAATCGGAACATCAATGAATATTCTATTTTGCTACAAGCCAAAGGACAGACTGTCGGAGTGTATTGACGCCTTTACTGAGAAGGGAATGCATCCAGAGGCTGTAGCCAGAAGGGATTTGGAGGAAAAACAAATTCAAGAATTTTCCCGTTACCTAATAGAATCCCCCTTAGCAAAACCGCTTGTCCAGGAATACAAGTTAACCTCTAAAGACATCCTCGAGTTATGCAATAGGGCTATGGGGATGGGGCTAACGCCGCAAGAAGCCGTTTTAGCGATAAATACTTATGGCATTATTGATTATTATTTTTCAGAAAAAACAAAAAATGGAGATTTGGACCATAATGCAGCGGAAGAATTAGGCATTAAGTTGGCTGCTTATAGGGAGATTAACAGAATGGGGTCCTGTCGTGATGTGCCTTTAATGCGTTATAAAATGATAAATTAAGTATCCTTTCCGTCCACTAACCCCTCCCCCAATTTTCAAAGATGCCGGATAATAATTTTTAGCTATGAACGACGAACAAATTTCACGGGGAGCCGATCTCCGATTTCATCAAGTAGTATCACCGAAGGTCTGGACTGAAGACTTTCAGGAAATGGCTCACAAGGCTCCAACCAGGGAGGGGCTTTACCGGCAACTTCGTTTGCGGCATGGGTCGCAGGCTTGGACGGAGGAATATTCGATTCGGCTTTGGAATGCATCGCGTTATATGATTTCAATATTGCCCGAACTGGAAAAGGCCGGGCTGGCTGTTACCGGTGAAGGGAAGGCGCTCATGAAAAACGCCAGAGTGGAATGGGCACTGTATTCGCATTTCGCAACATGTGACGGATCGGTCTGCCATGTTTTCGATCTGGTTCCGCTGGATAAGGTGATTGCGTTGGCAAAAGGCGATAGCTGAAGCGTATCACTCATGCCTCTGTGATGCCTGCCGGGTATCAATCAGTCAACAAAAAGCCCCGGCCTTGCGGGCCGGGGCTTGGGGTGTCCGTCATCCCTGCCACTGGTGGAGCGGCGGTCAGGACCGGGTCATGCGGAGATGGTTGCGAGTGTGGATCTGGAGAAAAATCGTGCCTGGTAATGATCGGGCCGGAACCAGTGGCGGATTTTCCAGGTGGTGGAAGTCACGCCGCACAGAGTGCATGAGTAGGCGGCAAGGGCCTTGCGCGGGAGCCAGACAGACTGGCCGCAATTCGGGGCCTGCCGGTCAACGGACACGAGCTTGACGGCCTTTTCCGTCAGGCGGTCAACCTTGGCGTGGAGCATCATCACGGCCACGGCGCAATGGGCGGTGGCACCGCTGAGGTAGATCGATATTTCTTCCCCCGGATTGAGGGGTTGGTCTTTTAGCAAGGTTTCCATGTGAGGCGGTTCCTTTCGTGATGTTCAGCGCATTGCCTGATTTGCGGCCGCCCGCGAAATGCGGGGGCACTCATCCAGCCAGTATTTCAGCGCGGCCGTCTCGCCCCGGTCCCGCGCAATCACGCGGATCATGACCAGTTGCTGTGTGCGGGTCTTGCGCCCGGATTGGAGCGCGAGGGTTTTATTTGATAGGTCGAGCGCGCTCATTCCCGCCCCTCCGCTTTGGCGATGGTCTTGGCTGCCTCGTCGCGGAGTCCGGAAAGTATGCGCGGGATACGATCGTCGTTGGGGTCCATAGCGAGGACGCTGGCAACCTCGCGGCGGGCGAATTCCGCGAAGTGCAACAACTCCGGCGCGGCGGCCAAAAGCGGAGACATCTTGGCCTCCTTCGCTGCCTGCATCAAATCGCGGAGATGTTGAGCGTGGGCAAATGCCTCTCGGCATTCGCGAGATGCAGCCCTATATGCTTTCCTGGCCTCCGTCACCTTGTTGCTCTCTTCGCATCCAGTCCGCCTGATTTCTTCCGCCTCCGCATTCTCCATCTCGTAGATGCTCCGGAGTAATTTGCTGGCCTTGGCGTCGAGGGCACTTGCGCGATCATATGCGGCATCAACCTCCGCTTCGGTGGGCGTGTGTGATATTTTGTTGGTCGGGTTCATGACTTTATTTGTTCGTCGTTAACGACTTGAGGTTATTTTTCCCGCAAAAAACGTCAACGACAAAATGACTGAAAGATTTTCACAAAGCTCTTGATTATCAGGTTGTTATGTTCCACGTGGAACGTATCATGATTCTGGATACGCATTGCGCTTGCGCCAGGGGTCCGGGGCGAAGTGAGCCCCGGTTAGCCCGGACACGGAGCGGAGCGGAGTCGCCGGGCGTGGCCCTCGTCAGCCTGGCCGGTCGGAATCCGACCGTGAGCATGGACGCCGGGCGCCGCTATCGCTTCCCGCTCTGCCACCGCCCCCCTAGTGGCAATTCCGTGCCCTTGGCATATCCCGGCTTCCCTTAGCGTGGCCGCAGCCGCCAGCATCGGGGATTTGTCGTCAGCGCGTCAGCGTGCGCTCAGCGCAAATGCTGTAAGTGCCTGCAAAAGTCACTGCGTGCATCATTTTTCATGGGAACGGACATTGCCAAATGTCCGCAGGTAACTTTCTGGATACACAAATTCAATTCACGGACATGCGTTTCCCCGTTATTTTTCGAGATTGTAACATCTTTTGATTGATAATGTTGCGCTTCACAACGGACATTTTTAAAGCAACGGACATTTAACGGACATGTCTGTCAACGGACATACGGACATGCGCCCCCCTTTATAAGGGGGCGCTGATGTCCGTGGCATGTTGTGTCCGTAGCTACTCCCCTGCCCTGTTTTCCGGTTTCAAACCGCTAAATTATCCTGTTCATACCACAAGGGGCAGGCACGTCAGTGCCTGCCCCGGTCCGGTTGTCTGTTTTCAGTGGAGTGGATGCACGAAGCATCCTCATCACGGCTATTCATGCACCCGTCTTTGCATCGTCGTTGTGGTGGTCGATTGTCTGATTTTGGAGACAATCTGTCACATTCTCCAATTGGTTCCAATAGGGTATAAAAGGGTTAAATCGTACTGCTTGACGGGGTTGCTTTGTGGTCGGTGGCTGGATACGTGCGAAAGAGAGAGCCCAAGCTTGCCCTGCCTGTTGTTAAGGCGCCGAGGGCGCGTGCGCAGAAGCGCACGCGTGAGCAGAGGCGTGATGTTGTGGAGTCGCGTGTGACGACGAAGGTACTCACCAAGGAGGAGAAGCGGCGGCTGTTGCGTCGTATTGCGTATTCGTCGCGGGCGACGCCTGCGGAGAGGATCAAGGCGATCGAGACGGACAACCGCATGGCGGGTCACAACGAGCCGGACAAGATGGACGTGAAGGTGACGGAGGGGTTTTGGGAGTTTGCGGACAAGCCTGCGGAGGAAAGCGAATGAAGCCGGAGGACGTCCCTGAGAAATTCCGGTCGGCTTACGGCCGCCTTTCCAACGGGTTTTACCGCATCCGGAATCGCAAGGGGGAGTCTGTCCCGTTTTATCCGAATGTGACGCAGCAGCGGCTGCTGAAGGCAATCTATGTGGACAAGCGGCGGCGGATCGTGCTTCCGAAAGCCCGCAAGCTGGGGTGCTCGACGTGCATGAGTCTGGTGATTTTTGACGCGATGAATGCGCGGCGGAATACAGAGGCGAGCATCATCGACATGTCGGAGGGGGACGCGGGAAAGAAGCTGCAACACATGGTGACGTTCGCGCATGGCGAATTGGGCAGGCTGCGGCCGGAGTTGCAGATTCCGGCGCTGCGGTCGTCATCGGTCGAACTGGCGCTGGCAAATGGTTCGTTTTGCCTGGCGTCGGCATCGTCGCGTGGCGGGACGCCGCAAATCATGCTGGTGTCGGAATTGGGGAAGATCGCTCACCATGACCCGAAGCGGGCTGAGGAAATCCAGTCGGGCGCTCTGCCTTCGGTGCCGGACGCGGGGTTGGTTGTGGTCGAGTCAACGGCGATGGGCCGGAAGAATTTTTTCAGCAAGATTGTGGCTGATGCGCAGCAGACGAAGCCGGAGATGCGGACGGCGCTGGACTGGACGCTGGTGTTTGGTGCGTGGCATGATGATCCGGCGAATGTGCTTTCCGGTCCGGCGGACCGGGTGTCGAGGGAGACGAACAAATACCTTGACGAGGTTGCGGCGTTGACGGGCAAGGTGTTTTCCCTGGAACAGCGCATCTGGTATCAGGTGAAGGCGGTTGAGGGCGCGGGGCTTTTCCGCTACCGTGAGCATCCGTCCACGGTTGACGAGTGCTTCAAGGCTCCGATCGAGGGCGCGATTTACGGCGACATCATCGCAAGGATTCGCGCCAACGGGCAGATTTATAATTTCGAGTGGGACCGGGCGTATCCGGTCTATACGTCGTGGGATATCGGGCATTCGGATACAACCGACATCTGGTGGTGGCAGCTTCGCGGGAACCGGTGGGACATCATCAAGCATGTGACGCTGGAGCGGCATAGCGCGGCGCAGTCGGTCGCAGTTGTCCGGGATGCGGGGATTCCGGTGGCATGGCACTACATGCCGCATGACGCGGGGAACAGGACGGCGAACACGGGGACGAACTATGTGGGCGAGGCGAGGAAGGCGGGCCTGCAAAACATCAAGATCGTGCCGAGGACGGTGGATGTGTGGATCGGGATCAACCAGGTCCGGGACCTGTTGCCACGGACGCAAATCAATTTGGCCGGGTGTGTGGATGGGCTGGCGGCACTGGAGGTTTACCACACGAAGCCTGTTTCATCATCCGGCGTCGAATATGACGAACCGGTTCATGACTGGTCGAGCCATCCGGCGGACGGGCTGCGGACGGGTGCTGAGGCCATCAACCTGGGCATGGTGTCGGATTCATCGTCAATCGCGCTGGAACACGAACGGCGGGCAACGGGCGGGCAACGGGCAATCAACGCATGGGAGGGGTTTGCCGCATGAGCATGAGTCCGTTCAGACAGGCTTCGCTGGTATACGAGCGCGAACCGTGCGCTCGTCCGTTCGTCGCGGATTTGAGCTTTCATCACGCCAACGGCTACGTGTTCAGCACGCCGGAGTTTTTTGTCATGGGGCGGGCAGTGCCCCGCTATGCGCCACGGTCGCAGATCGTCGGCCTGAACGTCTTCTGGAGCACGGCCGCCTGCGATTGCTGGCACGTGTATCTGATGGCCGGTGACATGCGGGCGGCGCTGGCAATGTTCCCCTACCCTCTCCCCTGGGTGTCTTTCGAGCGGAGCAACAGGCTCCGCTTTTATCCGTTCGACCGCCTCAATCACCTGATTTCCAAAATGTCATGAATACCGCACTCGCCATCGATCCGCCCCGCTTCCTGAAGCATACCCGCCGTTACAAGGGCGGGAAACCGGCAACGCCTGCGCCGGCGGCTCCGTTGCCCGCCGCAACTTCGGGCGAGGCGGAACTTGCCCGGCGCGATACGTTGCGCGGCGCGAAGCAGCGCAAGGGTTTTCAGTCAACGTTGCTGTCCGACGCCGGAGACCTGACGGCGCCGGCCGGCGGTATTCAGAAAAACACGCTGCTTGGAGGCTGACGCCATGAGTGACTCTCCCGATTCCAAATTGTGCGATGCGCTGTTGCAGCGGTATGCGCAGGGCAAGACGACGCGAGCCAACTGGGACGGGGCCTGGTCGGATGTGGCGACGTTCGTCCTGCCTCGCAAGCGCGATACGGTCGCGCAGCCGACCAACGGCATCATCAACGGGCCGGCGCGTTCGCAGCAGCGTTTTGACGTCACGGCGACGGATGCTTGCCGGACGATGGCGGCGGGGCTGCTGTCTTCGCTGGTGCCTGCGGGGGAATTGTGGTTCCGGTACTCGCCGAGGCCGGGCGCGTCGAACGCGGTGTCGAAGTGGCTGGATGATTGCACGCACCGGGCGGCGACGGCGTTGACGGCGAGCAATTTTTACCTGGCGGTGCATGAGTGCCTGATTGACCTGTCGGGGTTTTCCATCGAGGGCATGTTTGTCGAGGAGGGTCTTGCCTTTGAGGGCAAGGGCGACTTGCTGAACTTCACGCAAGTGCCGGTGGGGACTTTTGTCATCGAGGAGGACGCGGAGCAGCGCGTTGACACGTTTTTCCGGACGTTTTTCTGGACGGCCCGGCAGGCCGTCCAGAAGTGGGGTGTGAATGCGCTGGGGAAGGAAATGCGCGAGGCTTTTGAGTCGAAGGATCCTGCGAGGCAGGCGCAGAAATTCGAGCTTGTGCAGGCAATCTTTCCACGTCGCCCCGGCGATTACCGGGACGGCATGGTAGCTGCGGACAGGCGTCCGGTGGCGTCGGTTTACATTGACGTGCTGGGGCAACATATCCTGGAGAATGGCGGGTACTACGAGATGCCGGTTGCCGTGGCCCGGTTGCTCCGCGAGGATAACATGATCTACGGCACAGGCCCTTCTGACGAGATGATGGCGGAAATCCGGATGCTGAACATGATGCGCCGGGACTTTTTGCTGGCGATGGAGTTGCAGGTAAACCCGCCGTGGCTGGGGCCGAATGGCAATTCATGGCGTCCGGACAACAGGCCGGGCGGTATCATTTACTGGGATACGTCGAATGAGCACAACAAGCCGGAGAGGCTGCGTGACACGGCGCGTCTTGATTTTATTGATCCGGCGATTACCGACTCGCGCCAGATCATCCGGAGCGGATTTTTTAATGACATGTTCCGGCTGCTTTCCAATCCGGACGTGATGAAGCGGGATAAGACGGCGTATGAGGTTGCGCAGATGGTGCAGGAGAAACTCGTGTTGTTTCACCCGATGTTTGCGCGGATCACGCGGGAGTTGCTGACGCCGGTCCTGACGCGGATTTTTAACGTGCTGCTGAGGCGTGGGGCATTTTTGCCGCCTCCGGTGGTGGACGGGGAGCCGCTGGACTACGAAATCAACTACGTCTCAAAACTGGCGCTGGCGATCAAGGTGGCGCAGACGAACAGCGTTGCGCTGATGATGCAGATGCTGGCGGGCATGGTGCAGTTTGACCCGGCTTCGGCGCACGTGATCAACTGGCAGAAGGCGGCGGTGGGCATTGCCCGCAACCACGGTGTGCCTGCGGAGTGGCTGCGTGACGAGGATGAGATTGCGGAGATCGTCCGGCAACAGCAACAGGCTGCGCAGATGGCACAGGCTGAACAGGCGGCCAGCGCGGCGAACCAGCTTGCCGGGGCCGCGCAGAAGCTCGGGCCGAAAGGGCAGGACGCCGCCGTCAAGATGCTCGGGGGGTAATTTTTTATGCAGACCGAATCGGACAGATATAACGAGGAACAGAAACTGAGGGAGGCATACGCTGCCGTTTTCAACAACGGGTCGGGCCAGACCGTGCTGAACGACCTTTTCCGGGCGTTCGGCTTCACGCCGGATGGGATCGAGAATCCGTCGTTCACGGGGGATTGTCCGACGACGACGGTTATCCACCGCGAGGGGATGAAGGAGCCGGTGCGTCATATCCTGGCGATGCTGCGTTACCGGCTGCGTCCGTAATTTTTGGAGTAACCACAAAAACACCATGAGTAACGAAAATCCAACTACGCCCGCAAGGGCTGTCTATGACATCGACGGCAACGGGCAGATTCTGCGCGACGGCGTGAATGTCGGTTATTACACGCCGGCAACGAAGGTCGTCACCGTCAACGCTGACGCGGCAAAATACCGTCCGGCAATCATGCGCTGGCTTGCCTCGGAAAAGATCGAGGTCGCGTCGAGCGTGATTGCGGAGTCAACATCCCCCCTTGCGGTAGTGGGCACTACCGCGAACCCGGCCATCGAGCCGGGCATTCCTACGCCACCGGCATCCGCTCCGGTGCAGCAGCCGGCCAGCCCCCCGGCGAATATCGCTCCCGCCGCTTCGGCGGCGGGAGCCCGCCCGCCCTCGATGGACCGGAAATTTGCGCCTTACAAGCATCCGAAATACCCGGACGGGCCTGACCTTGATCCGCGCTTCGGCGCCCGGACTCCGGCCTTCGTCACCTGGCTGGCCCAAAAGCAGGGCAAGTAACCAAAACTCTTCCAGTAACCACACAACAACTTGAACATTATGAACAAACAATTCAGACTTTTTGGACTGCTCCGCTGGCTCATGCCCATCCGCCTTTACGCCGAGGGCGACGGCACCGGCGGTGGTGGTGGCGGTGGTCAGCAGCAACAGCAGCAGGCGGCAGTCACCGACCTGCGCAGCTTCATCAAAGACGACGGGGCGCTCAATCCCGGCTGGGCAAAGGCGCTCGGCGGCAACGAGGCGTGGGAAAGCAAATACACGTCGCTGAAGGCTGTCCTTGGTGCCCACAACAGTCTGGAAACGATGCTGGGGCGGGATCACGTCGCCATCCCCACGGAGAACGCACCTCCGGAGGAGTGGAGTACCTTTTTTGCGAAGGTCGGGCGTCCGGAAAAGCCGGAGGGCTACGAGATGAAGCGCCCGGACGGCGTCCCTGATGAAGTCTGGTCGGATGACCGCGCCAAGGCGTTTGCCGAGGAGGCGCACAAGCTGGGGCTGTCGAAGAAGCAGGCGCATGCGCTGGTAGCCTGGCAGACCGCCGGCGTGACTGCGGAGATTGCGGCAGCCCAGGAAAAACTTGCGTCCGACACCGCCGCGCTGAAAGCCGAGTGGGGCGCGGATTACGACAAGAACTCGATCATGGCGAAGCACGCCATTGCGAAGCTCGCCGGCGCCGATGCGCTGAACGACAGCGCGTTGACGACGCATCCGGTGTTTGTCCGGATCATGGCGAAGGTGGGCGCGGCGCTCTTCGAGGGCGCGGGCAACCTGCCCGGCGGCCGGGATCAGCAGGGGCGTTTCACCGGCGATCCGAAGACGGAGATTGCGAAGATCAATGGTGACAAGAACGACCCGTACTGGGATGCGGCGCATCCGCAGCACGCGAGCCGCGTGGAGCACATGAAAGCCCTGTTCGCACGCGCCTATCCCGGCTGACAGTTTTCCGTGGTGTTGTGCCACGGTTGTATGGGGTGAACCGGGGAACCGGCCTCCGCAAGGGGGCCGGTTTTTTGATGCCCATCCGGCACCACCGTGATGCTTTTTTTGAAAAAATCCTTTTGACATGGGCGGAGACCTGATATTCAGTCCGCCCATCTGAAGCGATTGGGACACCTCAGGCCTTGCGAGGCCGCGAGCCCTGCAACCGGCGGATCACGTGAGGAGGCTGCCGGACTTCCCGATACCAGCCGGAACCCCGTGGAAACGAAACCTGTATTTTCCTTTTCACTACAGTGGCTGACAATCTTTTCCCCGCTGCCTTCGTGCAGCAATACAGCTCCAACGTGGAGCATCTCGCCGCCCGCAATAAGCACATTTTTGCCGGGAAGGGCCTCCGACTCGAATCCTGCAACGCCGCCGTCGAGTATTTCGACCAGGTGGGCAGTCTGCGCATGCACAAGATCACGTCGCGGAATGCTGACACGGTGTACGACAAGCAGGCGCACTTCCGCCGCCGCGTGGCGTGCTGCCCCTATGGCAGCGCCGTCATCTTCGATAGCGCGGACAAGGTGCGCGGCATCATCGATCCGAACTCGACTACCGCCGTTGACCAGGCTGCTGCCATCAACGTCTGCAAGGACGAGGTCATTGTTGCCGCCGCGCTCGGCACCGCCTACCGCAAGGAGGGCGATCAGCTGACCGACCCGGACGTTGCGGTCGAGCTTCCTGCGGACCGGTTCATTCCCATCAACTACGACGGGACTGCCAGCACTACGGGTCCGGATACGGGCCTGACGCTGGCGAAGCTCATCCGCCTCAAGTCGCTGATCTCCCGCGACGACGTGACGCAGGGGCTGAAAAAGTACTTCGTCCACAACCAGGCGATGCTCGATCAGCTTTTGCTCAATGCGCAGGAGATCAAATCGACCGACTACAACGCCATCAAGGCGCTGGTGAACGGCGAGGTTTCGACCTTCCTCGGCATGGAGTGGATCAAGTACGAGGGCCTGCCGATCGAGAACGGTGTGCGCACCTGCTTTGCGTACTGCGACCGCGCCATCCTTTTCGCCACGCAGAAGGGCGCTCCGGTCAATTCACGCATCAAGGAACTGGATGCCAAGTGGCAGTCCTGGGAGGTCAAGTCCCTGATGGACATCGGCGCCACCCGCATGCGCGAGGACTGGATGTCCGTCGCCTACTGCGCCGAGTAACCACCGGCCAAACCACAACTGATAACTCAAAGTATCAACATTATGGCTACTATCAACACGCCTCTCTACGCCTCGCAAAACGGGTTCGTTGGCGGCTGGAAAACCAGCGTTCTCGAACAGGGCAAACTCCGGCTTGCCTCGGTCGTGATTCCCGCCGGCACGGTCCTGGCCGTGGGCGACAAGATCAACCTTGTCCGCCTGCCGTCGCAGGCCCGCGTTCTTCCGGCGCTTTCGATCACGAACAACGGCAACGCCACGGCCCGCGTCTCCATCGGCGATGCAGCCGTTGCGGACCGTTACGCCGCCGCCGTTGGCAACGCCGCCCGCGCCTACCTGTCGAGCTTCGGCAACAAGCCGGACGCGGAGGTGCCGCCCGGCGCCGAGGACATTGTTGCGACGGTTACGATCGCCGCAACGCTCGCCACGGCCTGGACGATCTACATCGCCTTCATCGTGGTGTAACCTGACGGGGGAGGGACACAGGATGTCCCTCCCCCTCCCCTTTTTTCCCCGATGGCAACGGATGTCGAAATCTGCAACCAGGCGTTGGCGAGGGTCGGCGAAAAGATCGTCACGAGTCTCGATGACGACACGGAAGTCTCCCGCCGCTGCCTGGTCCACTACGCGCCGACCGTGCGCGAGGTGCTGCGCGACGGGCAGTGGCATTGTGCCACACATCGCGTCGCGCTGGCTCCGCTGGCGGAAAAGCCGGCGTTCGAGTGGCAGTACCAGTTTTCGCTTCCTCCCGATTTTCTGCGGATGATCACGCTGAACGGAAACGATGTGTCGAATCCGGCCAGCGATTGTCCGCTGTTCGAGGTTGCGGGGCCGGTCCTGTTTTCGGACGTGGCAGAGGCCCGCATCGTCTACGTGCGGGATTTGGCGCAGCCCGCCGCGTCGGCGAACGCGCCGACGCTCGAGCGGATTGATCCGATTTGCGAATCGGCGATTGTGCTGAAGCTGGCTGCGAAGCTGGCATGGGCATTCCAGTCATCGCGGACTCTCCAGGAGTCATTGCTGGCGGAATACGAACAACAGCTTGTGCGTGCCTGGAACGTGGACAGCCGGGATGCGTTCCAGCGTGTCCGGCAGACGGGCGACGGGCGCTCTTCCCGCTGGCTGGGATTCAGATAATGAAAAAACAACTACTCATTTTCCTTTCACTTTGCGGGCTGCTTTGCGGGCAGCAAAAGATCGAGATTGTCGGGACGGGGACGCTGCCGCCCGGCGTGCATAACCGGGTGCAGCTGGTGAGCATTTCGGAGGACGCCGCCGCGCAGATCGGCGAGGCCATCGGCGGCGGGGGGGAATGGCAGCCGCTTAATGTTAATCTGACAGACCTGAGTAACCTGGCGACTATACCGCTTTTTACTTCCGGCACCGGCAACATGATCGGTATGGTAGTCGATAGCAACAGACTTCGCCGGTTCACGATGTCCTCGAATGCTGTGGCAAATTCCGTTATGTGGCGTCGCGGGGACGGACAGTCCTTGATCGTTTCTCCGACCCTTCCGGATGCCGTCGCCAACAAGGCTTATGTCGATGGGCGCACGCCGCAACCGGCTTACGCCATTTTCACGATCCCGATTGGTCCCGGATTTTTCGACTTCGAACTCAAGGCGACCCTGAGCAATTTCGGCGAGCACTCGCCGTTTACGGATTTGTATCTGTATTACCACTCGCCCGATCCGGCGCGGACGCTGATCACGGGCCAGACCGGCCCCGTGCCGACCGTCTATTTCACCGATACCGGCTGGACGGACAAGCGGCGCTGGCGCAAGCAAACGGCCAACCAGAGCATCTGGGCGATGCGCTCCAATAGCGGCGCGCTCATCCCCGCCGCCATTGTCGTTGTGCCGGTCGATGCCACGATCAGCCCGACCAATGCCGGCCTCATCTGGTCTTACCAGCGCATCACGGCGACCGACTACGAAGATATCTGGTATCCCATCGTCCCCGTCTGGAGCGCCATCGCCCCCACTCCGTAACCACTTTCCGCATACGTGCGGATTACTGAAAAACCAACCATCATCATCATGAGAAAATCCATCCTCATCCTCTCGGCCTTCGCTTTTGGCGCGGGCCTTTATGCCTCGCCTACCAGCGATGCTGTCGCGCTCCAAAAGACCGCCAACGACCTGGCGAGCGGTTACAGCACGCAAATTGCCGCTGCCAAGGCCATCAAGGATGCGTCCGCCGTATCCACCCTCACCGCCGCAAACAAAGCCGCTGCCCTCGCATTGCGCGCCGAACAGGCCCCCGTGGTTACCGAGCTGCTCAACTCCATCGATGAGATCGGCGAAAACAATCCCGCCACGGCGGCCTGGCTCATCCAGCGCCATCTGTCCGAGAAAAACTTCGTGGATGGCGTGACCCCCCCGGTCTATGTCCAGGATGCCGACGACATCGCGCTTGCCGCCCGTCTCAAGACTCTCGGCACCGGTAGCTCCCGCTGGTATTATTACCAGTGGTACGGCACCGCGGAAGAGCTTGCCGCTTTCCCCGGCACCAACAGCGCGGGCGTCGTCGCTGCTGTCGGCAAACGCGCCAAACAGCTCGGCATTACCGATACGGTGATCCCGGCGCTCTATCAAAAGTCGCTCGGTCTCGGGCTGGTCGCCAACGGCTACAATGCGTGGTTCAATGCCAAGGTACGCACGACCTGGAAAACCGACCGTCCCGCCGCCCTGAAGCTCCTGGAGGAAGAGCAGGCCGGCATCGGCACGCTCACCAACCAGACTCCTGCGACCAAGGCGCGGCTTGAGCAACTCCGCGAGCTTTCCGCCCGCTTCGCCGAAATCATCGCTCGCGGCAACTGACCGCAATTCTCTCGCCACCCGCCGCCTGCCCTGGAGCCGGCGGCGGGCAGGTGATCACTTCCGCCGACTCCAATCATGAAAGAATCCATCATCCATCTCTTCGGCCTCGCTGCCCTGATTACCCTCTGCCTGCTGCTCTGTGCCGCCCTCCGTGCTGACGAGTTTGACGACATTCTCGGACCGGAGCCCGCCGTGCTCTCTTATGCGGAGGACGACCTGGATGTCCCTTGGACACCGCCGCCTCCCTACGTCCTTCCGCCCGCGTTGGACGAGTTGCAACTGCGACAACTCGACGCCGCCATCAGTGCGCTGGACATCCCGCCGTCACTGGCCGCGAGCCTGCGTTACGCGCTCACTGCCTCGCGGGTACGTGGGGAAATCCTCACGTCCACGGGACTCGTGATCCTCGTACCGCCTGCGCTCGGCGATCCTCTCAAGTCACTGGAAAGCTGGCTGCGGATCGCCCGCGCCGCCGACATCACGGAGTTGCCCACGTATGCCAGCGGCACGCCCGCCTGGGTCGAGTGGCGCAAACTCTCGGCGTCGCCGCTCACGACGGATGCCCAATGGGTCAACTTTTACCGACGCCTCAAGTCGTAGCGGATCATCCGTGAGTCACAAAATCCGTAGCGTCTCAAAAATCGGGAAATCTGAGGCACAATGAAACGCATCCGCCCTTCTTCCAACCAGTACAAGCCGCGCAAACGGCTCACTGCAAAGCAACGCAAAGACCTCGCCGCATTCGTGCGCGGGGGAACCAAGTCATGATCACCGCCGCTCTCATTTTCACCCTTTGCACATGGCTACAAGCCGATGCCAAGGCCATTCGTCGCTTCCTCGCAATCGTGATCGTCGTGATGGCCTTCATCGGCGCGTTCGGCCTCGACCTCGTGGCGGGCATCCTCATCCGCCTGCTCTTGCGCTAATCACTCACCGCCGCCTGTCGGCACAAACGTAATCCAAATCCAAATACATCATGAATCCTGAATTCATTGAAAAACTCGCCACATATGCTGGCTACTACGGAGCGGCCTGCGTCGCGTTCAACACGCTTGCCGCCGCCATTTCCGCGTTCGTCAAGCAGTCGCCCTCTGCCTCGGATGACGCCGCCATCGACAAGGTCTATGCCTCGAAAGTCTACAAGGCCGTCGCGTGGATTTTCTCTTGGGGCGACTACATCGCCGAACTCATCGCCAAGGCCAAAACCAAATAATCACCTCACGCGGGGACGCTCCCGGTAAATCCTTCGGGGTCGGGACGGCATCACGATACTACGAAGCCGCCTCCGCGTGAGTTCATCCCAATTTCATCCTAACCCATCAAAATTTAGGACACCCGCCATGTCATTCCTCGCAAACAAAGACGATCCGCCGGGCGACCGGCTTACCACAATGCCGCGCTTGGAGCTTGAGGATTATTGCCGCGAACTCCGCAAAACCGCCCTCCGTCTCGGGGAGGATCTCAACAGGGTCCAGACCGACAACGGCAAGCTCCGCACCTTCGTCAAAGAAGTCGCAAAACTCCCTGAAGGAAGCGTGGTTGTTGACGGCATTAACCTTTCCGCAACCGACCTGCTCACCGAACTGGCGCACTCCTGACCCATGCTCAAAGTCCTCGCCGCTCTCGTTGCGCTGCTGCAAGCGATCCCCGCCCTCTCCAAGCTGGTGGACCAGTTCGCGGACGCGTGGAAATCTGCGCAGGCCGCCAAGCGCAGGGACGCCAAGAAAGACGCCAACCATGAAGCTGTTTACGGCGACAATCCTCCTCCTCAGCCTTAGCCTCTCGGGCTGCGTGTCCGTCATCGAGCGGGACAACGGAGCACGACTCCGCGCCCGCGACGACTGGACTGCCGCCCGCGACGCTGCCCCGGCGTGGTGTCTTGATGCTTTGAATACCATCGCCGATCTCGAATACGAACTCGAACGCCAGTGAATACCATCGCCTCTTTTCTCGAACGTCCCGGCATTGCCATTGGCACCTCTTCCGGCGCTGTCCTCACCGGATGGGCCAGCACGCTGATTGAGCGCGTTGCTCCGCTGGCCGGGGCACTCGCCGGCATCTTCGCCTGCATTACCGCCGGGTGCGTCGCCGCAGTCTGGATTCGCAAGACGATCCGCATTTTCGCTCTCGACATCCGCCGCGCCCGCGCCCGGCGCAAACGCTGATTTCCCATGTCCTGGAAATTCCTGAACAACTTCACCGGCGGCGAGTGGACGCCGTTGCTCGATGGCCGCTCCGACCTGGAAAAATATGAGCACGCCTGCCGCCGTCTCGAAAACATGCGTATCATGCCGTATGGTGGCGCCCGGTTCCGGTCCGGCTTTGCCTTCGTCGCGCCGGCGGCATCCAACGATTTTGAGTCACGCCTGATGCCGTTCAGCTATTCGACCGCCGACCGCTACATGCTGGAATGGGGCAATTTTACCCTGCGCATCTACTCCGTGGCGACGGCGTCCCAGGTTTTTACGCTCGCAACCGTCTATCCCGCCGCCGCCGTTCATGCCTTGCAGTATCGGCAAATCAATGACGTGGTTTACATCGTCCATCCCGATTATCCGCCGCAAAAGCTGTCGCGCTACGCAAACGACAACTGGACGCTCGGCGCGGTGGAATGGGATATGCCGGCGATGCGCGACGAGAACACGACGGACACCACGCTCGCCCTTGCGGCCACGTCCGGCGACGGCGTCACCATGACGGCCAGCACTCCGCTCTTCCGTCCCGGCCACGTCGGTTCGTATTGGGAGTTGCGCCATATCCGCAACGCGCAGTCGATTTCCCTCAAGCTGGGGGCCGGAACCGGTTCCTTCACCTATGAGAAGCGCGAGAGGAACAGCATGGGGAACTGGGGTGTCTGGCAGGACTCCACGGCGTGGGAGTTTACCGAATACACGGTTACTCCTGACCCGGATGTCGAGGTCCGGGCGACGGGGAATTCGTCGTCCGGCACTGGCAGTTATCTCAGTGCGCCCATTACGTTTTCAGGCACGTGGAGCATTTCCACGTCCGGCACATGGTATGGGACGCTGATCGTGGAGCGGCAGAAGGGGGATGGTTCCTGGGAGACTGTCCGCAAGTATGTGTCGAACTCCGACCGCAACATTGCGCCTTCATCGACTTCCGGCACCGGCAAGGAGGAGCGGGAGACAACCTTCCGGCTTCGCTACGAGTCGGCGGGTGACCCCTGGTCATCGGACGTGTGGAAGGGGAGCAAGCCGTCGAATTACACTTACCCGCAAGCGACGCTGGACATCGAGGAGGCGTTCAAAAAATGCCTCGTGAAGGTGACGGCCGTAACCGACACGACGCATGCGCAGGTTGATATTATCGTGTCCGCTGCCAGCACGGCGGCAACCGATGTGTGGAGCGAGGGCGCGTGGTCTGCGGAGCGCGGGTTCCCCCGCGCTATCGGCCTGTATGAGCAGCGCCTGTATTTCGGCGGCGTCCGGGCTGCGCCCAACACGGTGTGGGGTTCGTGCGTGGATGATTTCGAAAACTTTGCCTACGGCACGGAAGACGACGACGGCATGGCGTTGGTCTTGGCGGCGTCCGAACAGAACAACGCGCAGTGGATCGAGTCGTTGAAGCGGCTGATGCTGGCGACGACGAGCCGCGAATTTACGGTTGCCGCTGGCGCCTCCGACGAGCCGCTGACTCCGACGAACATGATGGTGAAATCAGAGACGGCGCGGGGCGGGGCGCACTTGCAGCCTCTGGTTGTGCAGGACGCCGTCCTTTACGTCGATCGGCAGAATCAACGGTTGCTGGAAATGGCGTATTCGATCGAGCGCGACGGCTATGTCTCTGTTGACCTGACGTTGCTGGGTGAGCATGTGGGGCGGGAGCATGGCGGCATCCGGCAACTCGGCTTCTGCCGCCAGCCGGACCCGCTTGTCCTGGCCGTGCTGGGCGACGGGCAGCTTGGCGTGATGACGTATGACCGTTCCCAGGACGTGACGGGCTGGGCGCGGTGGATCACGGAGGGGCAGTTTGATTCCGTCGCCGCCACGTACGGCAACCCCGGCGACGAAATCTGGTGCGTTGTGCGCCGCCGGATCGGCGGCGCGTGGGTTCGCCAGATCGAGCGACTGACGGCGGAATCGTCGGATCTTCTGGCCGGGACGTGGCTGGACGGGGCGGTGGAGTTTCAGGCGGGCGGGGTGTCGGCGGCCGCGCTCACCCATGCGTCGTTGTCCCGGTTCGCCGGCGCGACGGTTTGCGCCGTGATCGACGGGCGCATTTTCCAGAACTGCCCGGTGGCAGGGAGCACGGTGACGCTGCCCCGCGAGGTGCAGAACTGCGGGCGCGTGGTGGTCGGGTTTTTGTATGTAGGAAAACTCCACACGATGAAATTTGATTCGCAGACGCAGAGCGGGCCGACGCAGGGGCGCAAGCGTCGCGTCAGCGCCGTCATCCTGCGGTTTTTCGAGACATCCGGCGCGAAGTGCGGGCATGAGGACGGGATGCTGGAAAAGGTCCATTTCCGCACGACAGACGGGGCGATGGACTCGCTTCCCCCGCCGCTGACCGGCGACAAGGAAGTTGTCATGCCGTCCGGTTACGACCGGGACGCGGGGGTGATCGTCGTGCAGGACAACCCGGCGCCGATGACGGTGATCGGGCTGGCGGCAAAATGGGAGGTGTTGGGTGACTAGCGTTCGCCAGTGGAACCGGGAGACGGATTACGCCACGTTCTGCGCGTGGTGGGATGCGCATGGGCAGGCGTCGCCTTTGCCGGAGATGCTTCCGGAGTGCGGCCTGATCGTGGAGCGGGACGGCATCCCGAAGCTCGCTGCGTGGCTTTATCAGGACAATTCGTGCGGGGTGGCGTGGCTGGCATGGGTCACGAAAAACCCGGCCATCCATGCCCGCGAGACGGCGACGGACGTGAAGGTTTTGCTCGGGGCGGTCGATGAAATCGCCCGCACGCAGAACCGGCACACGGTCATTTGCACAACAAAAGTCCGGGGGCTGGGCCGGACGCTGATGCGCTGCGGCTACGCGGCGAATCATGAGGTAATGGAGTATTTCAGGGGGGTGCCACATGGGTCTTGAAGCCGGAACAATCGCCATCATTTCGGCTGCTACCGCTCTCGCCGGGAGCGGCGTTGCCGCGTATTCGTCCTATCAGCAGGGGAAGGCGCAGGAAAGGCTTTCCGACTACAACGCCGCGCTCGCGCAACAGGAGGCGGCGACGGCGGAACGCGATGCAAAGGTATTGGCGAACCGCCAGCGCGAGGAAAATGACCGGCTGATGGCCCGCCAGCGTGCCCTGTTTGCAAAATCAGGCGTCGTTGGCACGACGGGGACGCCGCTGTTGGTGCAGGCGGATCAGGCCGTGCAGGGCGAGATGGCGGCAATGGACGTCGAGCGCACGGGCAACATCGAGGCCGGGCGCTACCGGCAGCAGGCCGTGCTGGACCGGATGCAAGGAAAATCCGCCCGCCGGGCCGGATTGCTCGGCGCGGGGTCGTCGTTGCTCGGCGGCATCAGCCAGGCGGCGGGCGTCGGCGCCAGCTACCGGCTCAATTCGTCGGGGAAATAGTTTATGATCACATCACAACAGGTTGAGGTCACTCATCTCGGCACGGGCAATGTCACCGTGTTCGCATTTCCGTTTTACGCCATCGAGGCCGCTGCGCTGAAGGTTTACCGTGGTGGCATCCTGCTGTCGCAGTCCGGCAACTACACCGTGCAGGGGCTGCGCCAGAACGCCGGCGGGACGATCACGTTTGCGGTTGCGCCCGGCGCCGGCGTCGCTGTCCGGATCGTCCGTGACACGCCGCGCATCCAGGGCCAGACTTACGACTACCAGACCGATTTCCCGGCCAAGGTGACGGAACTCGCCCTTGATCGCGCCATCTGCATTGCGCAGGAACTGGCGGCGCGGATCGCGAAAAACGAGGGCGACATTGCCACGCTGCAAACACAGATGGCGGAAGTGATTGCCACCATCACGGACGTCCTCCCCCGCCTCGGCAACCTGGAGACCTGGCGGGATTCGCTGTCCGCCACGCTGGCGACGATCATGCAGTTCTATCAGGGCACGCAGCAGGCTGTTCAGGACTTGCAGGCCATGATTAACGAATACGGCGGCGTTCCCGGTCAGTTCACGACGTTCGTTTACAAACAGTCGGAGACGAAACCGGCGACGCCGACGCAGGGCGGCGTGATGATTCCGCCCGGCTGGTCGGATGTGCCGACCGCTAGCGGTGTCTGGTGGATGTCCACCGGCATTGTCGGCTTCGGCAACGTGCCGCCCGCCTCGTGGACGGAGCCGGTCAAGGTCACGGCGGAAGACGGGGAGCCGGGCGCGGATGGCACGTATACGGACTTCAAATACGCAAAGAGCGGCAGTAAGACCGTTGCTCCGGCGATTTCGGCGTCTGCCGTGAACCCGGGCGCGGGCTGGACCGACGCGCCGCCCGCGCTCGCATCGGGCGAGTACATGTGGATGACGAAGGCGACGAAGGTTGCCGGCACGGGCGCGATGGCGGGGCCGGCGCCGTATTGGTCGGCTCCCGTTCGCATCTCCGGAGAGGAGGGGCTGAAGGGCGACAAGGGGGACAAGGGCGACACGGCGACAATCGTTGTGGAGCCGTCCGAGACGATCACGGGAGCGCCGGGGACAAGCGCGAAGGTGGAGAACCTGGGAAATCCGCAGGCGGCGTATTTGCGGTTCACGATCCCCCGCGGCAACACCGGGGCAACGGGAGCAACCGGCGCGAAGGGCGACAAGGGCGATCCTGGCAACGATGCCACGGCCACGCTGACCGCGCAGGGCACGTTTGATGTCCCCTGCAACTCTGGTGGTGTATTCACGAGCGGCACCGTTTATACTTCGCTTGGCAGGTACGTCGTCCGGGGCGGATGGGTGTATGTCACGATCCGGGCGGCTTTCGGGTCGGTGGTAAAGTCCGGATCATCGACGGTCAATTTCGATGCCAGCGCCATTCCTGCCGCCTACCGCCCGGGCGCCAATCTGACAAACCCGAATACCACTGGCCGGCTGATGGGGCACGTGTGGGCGGAAAACCTCGCGGATACAGACCATGAGGGAGAAGTATTCGCTGTCTTGGAATCGGACGGCACTATCTATGTGTATACCAACGACACGAATACGAAGAACCTGCTGACTACCGGCAAGGTGGTTACGCAGACCTTCTTCTACTTCAACTTCCATTATCCCCTTCTCACCTGACCATGCCACGCGTCCCCCTCGAATACTACCAACCGCAACGCACGCCGGAGAGCACTGTCCGCGCCAGCCCCGGCATGTTCGACGCCGAGCACGCCGCGCTGGCCCGCGTCGGCGGCGCCGTCCAGCAAGCCGGCGACGTCGTCGGGGATTTCGCGCTCAAGATGCAGAAGGCGGACAACGACGCCTTTCTTTCAACAACGCGCCGCCGGTTGGGAGAAGCGTTCGATGCGTTTTCGAATACATGGCAGTCGCCCGGCGCGAAGCCTGAAACATGGGAAAAGGATTGGGCGAAGATTTTCGACAAGACCCTTGGCGACCTGGAGCGCGAAGGCGGGGGAAAGCTGTTTCGCGAACAATTCGATACGCTGGTTGCCGACATGCGGCAACGGACGTCTGCGGATGTTCGCAAGGCGTCCTACGGGCGGCGGATCGAGAACGATTATAACAGCCACGTCGCGACAATGGAGCGCGACAAGAAGAGCGGCAACCGTGCAGGGTACGACGCCGAGATTGCGATGATGGAAGCCAACGGCCTTGTCACGGCGGCAAAGGCGTCGGAATTCCGGCTGAAGGCAGACCACGATTTTTCGGAGGAGCGGGCGTTTCAGATGATCAATACGGACCCGTTTGGCGCCTACGAACTGTTCTCCGACAACGGTGCGGCGCAGGCGGCATTCCCGGGCCTGTCGGAGCATGAGCTTCGGACCTTGACCGACAATGCCCGGTACTCGCGGAACGTGAAAAAGCAGGAGGGGCTGGCAGAGCTTTCCGACCGGTTTGCGGAGGGTAATCCGCCGTCGAATACGGAGCTTGAGGCGATCGGGAAAAAACTCGGGCTCACGAAAAAGCAGATGGGCAAGGTATCGCGTGAAGCCTATGCGGAGGCGCTGAAAACGCCTTCCGGTCAGCGTACGGTGGCGCGGGATGCTCTGAGCAAGATCCTGCGTTGGGACCCGCAGAGTCCGGATCAGGAGCAGGCGCTGGAAATCCAGGAAGCAATGATGGGGCTTACGGGGCCGATGGCGAAATACGTTGGAAAGGTGTGGGATGACCAGAGCAACCCGGATTCGCTGATGAACAATCCCGCCGTGAAACAGGTGTTTCGCGAGAACGAGGACAATTTTGAGAAGCACGTCTATGGAAACTGGATGGAGTTCGAGGAGGAGCCGTATACGAAAAAGGTGGGCGGAAAAACGGTCACATTGAAGCGTCCGAAGCTGGTTGGCGGACGCCCGGTCATGAAGGTCAATTCGGCGAAGCTGGCGATTGCGCAGGCGGCGAAGGCGAAAAATTTTGACCGTCTTCGCGCCTATATCGCGGCACTGCCGCCCGGGGCCAATCCGACGATGGAGGAGGTGCGGAAGGTCATTTATGATGTGAACGACAATGACCGGGTTCGCACCCTGTTCGTCCCGGCGGCAACTGCCGGGGAATTCGAGGAGGGGGACAGCAAGCGGGCCGGATCGGACTACGACATTTTTAAATAATGACCACTGAACAGACTGAAAAAACCGATGTGGCCGGCCGCTGGCTCAACGTGTATTCGGATATCCGTACGGCAGAGCAGAACTTCGGGCCGAAGATGCGGGAACGTGTCGCGCCGGTACTGGAAAACGATCCTGAGCCGCTGGAAACGAAAGCGCGGATTGTGAACATCGGCTATTATCTCGAAAAGTCGGGCGGGAGAGTGGACGCCGATTCCGTCGTGACGAACTGGCCGGTCATCCGGCGGGAACTGGCCCGGCAGTGGTTTGCTCATGACAAGCCGACTGTCTCCGACCGTGACCTTTATGACTACATCGGGAGCGATATGCGGCGGAACAAAAACGATGACGACAGCATGACGAAAATCGCGGAGGGGTTGCAACAGGCGGCGTTTTCCGGAGAGGCGGATTTTATAAAAGCGCTGGCCGGGGCGGCAACGCTGAGGGACCATGACGGGCGGCTGTTGTGGCAGAACCCGGCGACCGCGGACAAGCGGCTGGTGCAGTTGCAATCGGCGTGGGCGAAATGGCGGCCGGAAATCGAGGAGATGAAGCCGCTGGTGGACGCCACGATGAAATACATGGGGATCAAGACCGGCACGGGCGGGAAGCGGGATCTTCCGGGGCCGGGCTGGTCGGGCACCAACGAGGAAATGATCGAGGCGTTTGGCCTCGATGCGTCCGTGACGTCGGACCGGGACATTGTGAACAAGTTGCTCGAGTTCACGCCGGAGAAGCAGGCTCTGTTTTTCCGGATGCTGGCCGGGCATGGCGAGGCCGCCGCCGGCGAAAAGGATGCGAAGGAAAAAACGCAAAAAACTCTTTTCCGGAGTTTTGACCGCACGGCTCGCTGGCTTTCAGAGGGCGTCTTCGGCACGGATGTCGAGGCTGCAGCCGAGTTGAACCGGACGCTTGATTTTGCGGGCATTCGCGGGGACGGAAAGATTTCGGAGGACGATAACATTCGTTCTATTTGGGGCAGGACCTTGCTCGGCGCCGATGATGCCAAGCGTCTCGGCGTTGACCTCTCCCGGTCGGGAAACCGTCCGATGGACCGCGAGAAGGAACGTGTGAAGGATTGGCGCCCGCTTACGGATGAGGAGAAGAAAATCATCCGGGCGAAGATCGACCGGACGAATGCGGAGCGTGAAATTCTGGATACGCTGCGCGAAATCGAGGAGGGCAATATTGATCCGGTCAAATACGAGGGCTGGGGGCAAAAAATCTGGTATGGCGGCCTGGAACAATCGGGCTACGTGGTCCAGGCGCTTGCAGGGCCGCTCGCCCTGCCCTTGCTGTACCTGTCCACGGTAGGGATGCGTGCGGAGGAATATCGCGCCCGTGGCGTGGATGCTGACCAGGCGGCAAACCTTGCCGTTGTCGAGGCGGCGCCGGAAGCCGCGATCGAGATGCTCGAAAAGCGTCTGCTGTTGGGCAAGGTGCCGGGGCTGGGGCGGTTGCTGAAAAACTTCCGGGCAACCACCGCAACCCGGCTTGCCGCCCGCGCCGGCGTTACGTTGACGTCGGAAATGGCCTGGCAGGCCGGGCAGGAATTGTTGCAGGACTCTATCCCCCTCTGGTGGCAGGAGATGAAGGCGGATGCGAGCATTGGCATTCCGAAGGTGGATTTTGACGATCCGCGCAACCAGGTGTGGACGTGGAGCAACGCCGGCGACGTCACGCTGTCGATGTTCATGTATACGCTGGTCGGCACCGGCGCGGCGTCGCTCCGTGATGCGGGCGACCTGCGCAATGCGCGGAATCTCCGTGCCCTGGGTTTCACGGACGAAGCGGTGACGGACATCATCGGGCAGGAGACGCCGGATCTTGCGGAGTTCCAGATGCGGCTCCATTGGGACAACCCGGACATGCGTAATCCGCGCTCCGGAGAGGCGGGGGCGGCGCGGGCAGAGATGGCGGAAGAGTCGGCGGAAGCGGCAAAGGGCATGGCGACCGGCGCGAAGGTGGAGCGGGGCGACGGCGGCAAGTTCACCGTCACGGCTCCTGACGGGAACGTGATCGGAAAAGTGGATACGGCGGAAGCTGCTGCTACGCTGAAGGAAAATTATGATTCGGACATGCGGCGGCAACGGTTGGGCGAGGCGGATGCCGCTGCCCGCAAGCAGATGCTCGAGACGCGTTCGGGTGAGACGGTGCAAATCGTGAAGTCTCCGGATCGTGTGCCGAGTCTCAAAACGAAAGAAGCGGCAAAATGGGCTCGAGATAATCTGCGGGATCAACCTTTGCACAACGACGACCTGAGCGCCGACTTTTTCCTTTCGCGGGATGGCATCAGCAAGATGGTGGAACAAGGGGGCGGCAAGCCGTTTCATCGGGTTCGTGTTGCCGCTATCTACAGCCTGAAAAATCTGGTCAAATATGCGAAGGGTGTCCAGATGCCGGATGGTAGCGGTAGCCAGAATGTTTCTTCGGTGCGGCATCTTTGGGTTCCGTTCAGCTGGCAAGGCTCCATCTATCGGATGCGTTTGCTTGTCCGCGAATTTTCGGACAAAAATGCCAAGCCCGATGTGCATAGCTATCGTATTGAAGACGTCGTTTTTGAGAAAGAAAAAGCGCCTCCGGTCGATAAGGTAGCTGTCAGGCCCGAGGGGCTTGACCCATCCTTGAGTGACGAATCCGGAGGCGCGAAGCCTTCTGGTGATAAGGAAGCGGGCGATGAAAATCGCCAAGCATCCTCGCGTGTTGGTGAAGGCTCTGAAATGACAGTCGCCGACCTGTTCGGGAAGGTCAAGCAGGAGATGGATATCGGCGGGGGCAGCGGGAAGAGGGAGGCGTCAGTCCTGTCCCGGTTTTCGAGGTGGTTCGAGCAAAAGTGGCATGATGACTCCGGCGCCGTCCGGCGCATGAACCTGATCCGGTCTGCGATTTCCGAATCGATGGATGGTCTCCGGAAGCTGCGGGAATCCGCACGCGTAACGGGCGGGGTCGGTCTGGAGGACCTGGTGAAAGACCTGCCTGTCGTGGCCGAAAGACTACGTGAGGCAATCGACAGTGGCTGGTTGAAGAAGGAACCGCACCAAAAGCTGGTTGCAATGCTGGGACATCTTGAGGCGCTGATCGAGGGGCTTCCTGACGCCGATGCCCTGGCGGACAAGGGCGCAAAAGAAAAAGCCGCGCAAGATCTGCAAAGGTTCATGGCGCGTTACGGGAAGTGGATCGACGGGTCTCCCCTGGAAGTCTCGACACCGGGTATCGAGGATGTAACATCGCGCCTGCGCAACGCGGCGGCGGGCGTCGTTTCCGCGATGATTGAGCGGGGCATGGTCGATTTCTCCGGCAAGACGGTTGGCCCTGCGTTGATGGATGCGGTCAAGGGGTTGGGCGCAAAGCGGGCAAAAGCATTCAATGATTATCTTTTGGCGAGGCGGGCCCTCGCTGTCTGGAATGACCAAAAGCAGCCGGGACGCAATCCGGGCATTCCGAAGGAAGAGGCGGAAGCAACCGTTGCCAGGCACGACTCGGCGGATTTTCGCCGGCGTGCGCAGATTGTTTATGAATGGGCGTCGGGGCTGCGCAACTACGCGTCGCAGGCGTCAACGGCAATGGCGCTTGGGAGTAAAAAGATCGACGCCGCTGATCCCGGCGACTACGTCCCGCTATGGGTGGGCGAGCATGAGGAGGTGGACGCGGCGGATGGCGGTCCGTCCGACAGGTTTGGCCCCGAGTTGACGGGCGACACGCGGCGCCCGAACCGGGCGCCGCTGGATGCGCTGATGCGACAGGCGGAAATCGTGGTCGAGCGGGCGCATGCCCGGCATCTTTGGGAGACGGCACGCAACCTGGCGCAGGGGAATGAGGCATTGTCCGGCTTTGTTGAGAAGGTGTCGAAGGATGAGGTTCCGGGGCATGAAGCCGCTCCGGACGGCACGTTTGACGACGTGGTCACGGACGGGGATTTTGTTTACGGAAAGGATGGGGCATCCGGGGAATGGTTCCGCATCGAAAAGGGGATTTACGATGCGATAAACTCGATCAGCCAGCGCACGGGAAAGTTCGGCACAACTGTACTGGCGAAGTCGCTACGCGAGGCGGCGGCGGGAAATCGCGGAGCGGAATTCCTAGCAACCAGTGGCATTCGCGTGATCGAACTCCTGGACGGCCTGGCGCAGTGGCATGCAAGGGCGTGGCGGGCCGGGGCAACTGGCTGGCGGGCATCCTTCGGACTCGGAACGAACGTCGTGCGTGATCTGTTCACGCTCAACTACAATACCCGCGTGCAGAATGATCCCCTGACTGTCACCAAAAACTGGTTTCAGGCGATGGCGCTGTTGGGTGCAAAAGCCGTGGTTCCCCGTGCCTGGGGAAACCGGGCTCATGAGAGCATCAGCAGGACTGCTGTTTTCAAATACAAGCAGCTGTTCGAGAATCTCGGTATGAACTTTGCGAACTCACTGACGTTCGACTCGAACAAATTGGAGATTCTGAAAAAAAAGGTCGGTCTCGGCGGAAAGCTGGAATGGACGGAGGGCGCCACAGAAAAGATTCAGAGCGGATGGGAATATTTTGTGAACGTGCTCCAGTTTCCCGAACTGGCGGCGCGTGTCGCTGAAATGAAGAGCCTGGCCGAAAAGAAGGGGTGGGACATCACGGAGGGGTTGAGTCAGCAGCAAATTGCGGAGCTTGTGCGGGCCGGGAAGGAGGTGACGGTCGATTTCACGCGAGCCGGGGAGTGGGCGCGTGTCTGGAATCGTTACGTGCCGTTCATCAACTCGAGTATCCAGGGGAAGAAGTCGAGTTACGACGCGTTCCGGCGGAACCCGGTTGGCTGGCTCTTTACTCGTGGGCTCGTGGTCTCGCTGGTGGCGGCGGCAAACTGGTGGCGGAACAAGGACGAGGAATGGTGGAAGGAAATTGAGGCCGGGGATCGCTTCGCGTTTGATTTCGTGCGCATCGGGGACGAAGTGCTGCGGATTCCACGTGCTTTTGATGTGGATACAGTCTTCAAGGGGTTTGTCGTGGAAATGCTCGATGCCGCGTATCATTCCGATCCGGACCGGGTGCGGGACTGGTTTGGCAATGCGTTCGAGGAATTTTCTGTCCTCGGGTCGCTGGATACGGGTCTTAACATGGATGCGTTTCCGCCGTCGATCCGTGAAGGCGTGCAGCAGGCAGTAAATCGTGACTTTTTCTGGAAGTCGCCGATTGTTTCCCGGACGATGCAACGCGCAACGGAAGAGGGGCGGATGGGTGTGGAAGAGCAATACGGACCGTTTACCAGCCGCCTGGCAATCGGGCTGGGCGAGATTTTCGGGTGGTCTCCGCGCCGTGTGGACCATGCGGTGCGGGGGCTGTTTGCCGGCGTCGGCGGGGACTTGATGACACTCGCCGGGCGCGGCGCGGAGGCGGATGGGGCCGATCTTCCGCTGATCGGGGGATTTTTCAAGGAAGGCGACTGGGAGCCGTCAGATTTTCCGATATGGGGCCGTGCGTTTCTGAAGCGCGGCGGGACAGAAGTGGGGGACAGGTCGGTGAACAAGCTTTATGAGGCCTTCGGGAAGATGATCGAAGCGAAGGACCGGGGGGAGACGCCGGCTGATTTCTGGCGGGCGGTGGATGCCGTCCGGGCGGTACAGGCAGCAGGCGAGGCGCGTTTGCGGGCAAACTCACGCGAGGAGCGCATGGAACTTTCCGCGCTGCGAGCGGATATTGCCCGTGAGGCCGTGGAGGAGTTTGAAAAATAA